GGCGGATTTGCCCAGCATTGGTGGCGCACCCGCTCTGGCAGGCGGCGGCGTGATGGACGTGTTTGTGACCAATATGGGCGCAGGCGGCATGGGCGGTGGGCTGGACTTGGACGCGGACGGCACGGGAAGTAAAGCTGGCGGCGGCAAGGGTAAACTGGGCAAGCTCAAAGGTTTTGCACGCGGCGCGGGCAAAGCGGGGCTGATTGGCGCAGGGATTGGGCTGGTCGGCGGTGTGTATGACGCGGCCACCAGCGACGGGACACGCGGCGAGAAAACCCAAATGGTGACCAAGTCCGTAGGTGGCGCGGCGGGCGGTCTGGCAGGCGCAGAGGTGGGCGCAATTGCGGGTGCGGCGATTGGCTCGTTTGTACCAGTACTAGGTACGGCAATTGGTGCGGTGGTTGGCGGCCTGATTGGCGGTGGTTTGGGCGCATGGGGCGGCAGCGCCGCTGGTGACAAAGTGGGCGGCTATGCACGTGATGCGATTGATGGCCCAAATGCCGCACCAGCGCTGGGCGGCACAGCTGATACGGCGGGCATACAGGCCGCTGTGGCCAGCGGTGTGGGTCAAGGCATGGCGGGACTGCCCGCCGCCCTTGCCGCGCCCAGCGCTGCGCCGCCGCCCGCGTATTTGTCAGTCCCCGTGCTGGCCGCCGCGCCCGCGCCGCCGCAGCAGGTGGCTGTGACGATTCAAGATGGCAAGCTGGCGGTAAGTGTGACAGTGTCGCCCACGTCCGAATTGTTGTCTGCCGTGGCGCGTGCCGCCCAGCCCGTGGTGCCGATTATGGCCAGTTTGAGCGGCGGCTCAACGAATCCTGCGGGCTATGCGTAAAAATTACGCGCAACCCGCCCAACCGATATTTTAGGACATCCAATGGCAAAACCCACCTGGCTACAGCAGCTCAAGCCCGCCAATTTTGACGGCGCGGGCTTTCATGTTGACTCCATGGAGCGCGCACCCGGCAACAACACGGTGCTGCGCGAGTACCCGTTTCAAGACTTGCCAACCGTGTTTAGCATGGGCGAGGCGGCCGAGGAGATTAAGTTTTCGGCCTATGTGATTGGTTCAGATTACACGACCAAGCGCGATGCGCTTGAGCGCGCCCTCAAAAAAACCGAGTCAGGCGTGTTGATGCACCCGACGCTGGGCGCGATACGCGTGTGGCACATTGGCAAATTTAGCATTAAAGAGAACCCCACCGCCGAGGGCGGCGTGGCGCGGATGGAGCTGACCTTTGTGCGCGCTGAGCCGCGCCGTTATCCAGTGACCCAAACCAATACGCCGCTGTCAAGCATTGCAGCTGCGCTTGCGGGCGCGCAGGCGGCCGTAGAATCATTCACCGCCATGTTTGACCTATCAGGTGCGGCAGGCTGGGTGCGCGACAATGTGCTGGGTACATTGTTAAGCGTCGAGTCGATGATTTGGGACGTGGCCATGGCGGTCAAGGGCAACGGCGAGGCAGACGGCTTGAGTGATTTATTGCGCTTGGGCCGCGCCAGTGCTAATCAGTTTAAAGACCTGATTCAGCTGCCGCAAGACATTGCCAAGCGCTTTGCCAGCATGTTGCAGCTGGACAGCAATTTGACGGGCGCACAGGCGGCGTATGCCATGGCGCAATTGTTGCCGCATGACGCGTTAACCCCACCTGCGGCGTTGTTGCCCAATGCCTTGCCCATGCGCTCCAATGTACTGAGCAGCTTGATTGACGTAGAACTGGCGCTGCCCGCCGCGCCGTATGAAACCCCCAGCCGTTTGATTGAGCGCGCGCATATTGTGGCGTTGCAGCGACTGGTGCAGCGCTTGAGTTACTGCGCACTGGTCAGCGCCTGCGCGCAGGCGCAGTTTGACAACTACGATGTGGCCTTTGGCCTGCGCCGCGCCTTGCATCGCCACGGCTTGCGCCTGCTGCAAGACGCGTCCACCGAAACGGCCACGGCGCGGGTGAGCGCCGTGAGCGTACATGACGCGCTGCTGGCCGTACACCACACGGGATTAAGCCACGTGCAGGCGCAAAGCGTCGATCTAGCACGGCTGGTGCTGATGACGCCCGCCAGTGAAACCAATGTGTGGGCGGTCAGCTATGACATGTACGGCACGCCCGATTTTGCCGATGAAATACAGGCGATGAATGCGCACATCACCAACCCGTTGCTGGTGCCAGCTGGGGTTGAGCTGCGCTTGATTGATCATACTTAAAGCCGCATAAACCAAACAAACCAATCTGTAGGGGCGGCTCGCGAGCCGCCATCAATTAAACACAACACGGAGCCTTCATGGACAGCCCCCAACCAAACGCCACGCCAAACACCCCAATTTATACCAAAGAGTCCGCGCAGATTTACCTCACGGTCAACGGCGTCGATTTTGTCGGCTGGCAGTCGTGTGATTTGAGCTTTAGCATGGAAGACATTGCGCGGCGCGCCACCGTACCCGTTGATTTGATTCCGGGTCACCCGCCAGCAATCAACCGCCAAGACCGCGTGGGGATTAGGATTCACAACACCGTGTTAATGACGGGGATTGTCATGGCCGCTGAGCCGTTTTATCGGTACAACGACTGCGGGATTAAAGTGGTGGCGCGGGACATTACGGGCGATTTAATCAAAGCCTCGGCGATGCACAAAGGTGGCCAATGGAAAAATGCCAAGCTCGACGTAATTGTCGCTGACCTGCTCAAGCCGTTTGGCGTCAAGCTGCGCGTATTGGACGACGTGGGCGCGGTGATTAAAGAGTTTAAGCTCGAGCATGGCGAAACGGTGCTAGATGCCGTGGCGCGGGTGGTCAAAAAACGCCAAATGATTGTCACGTCAAACCCTGCGGGCGAGGCGGTGCTGTGCCGCGCGGGTAAAACCCGAGTCACTGGTGCGATTGTGCGCGGTCAAAATGTGATTGAAATGGACGCCATTGGCACGGACGAGGATCGGATGGGCGAATACATTATGTTTGGACAGTCCGATGTGGCGGACGATTTTGAACACGCCAAAAGCAAAAAAGCGCGGGTGGCGGACAAAGAAATCACGCGGTATTTGCCGCTGCTAATGAACGCCGAGGGCAAGCCCGACCAAGCCGACTTACAAAAGCAAATCGAACACCAAATGCGCGTGCGCCGTGGCCACGCATACGGCCTGAAATACAAAATTGAGGGCTGGACAACGCTAGGGCAGGCGTGGGACATCAACCAGCGCGTGCCAATTTATGACGACATGGCGGGGCTAAACGGTGAAGAGTGGCTCATTAGTGAGATTCAATACACCGTCGATGTTAAAGACGGCGACGTGCGCAACGTGACCGTGCGCCCGATTGAGGCATACGACATCCTGCCCGAAACCGAGCGCAAAAACAAAGGGTGCAAACAAAAAGGCGGCAAACACGCTGCAGGCCGCACACGTGGGCGCGATGGCGCACCATTGACCAAAACCACCACTTAATCACAAAGAGGAGTCAACATGGCATTTGAAAACTTGGTGCGCCGCGCCCGCATGAGCCTGCAAGCGATGGGGCTGGTGCACAAATACAAAATCAATATTTATGAGGGCAACGCACCCGACAACGTGGAGCGCCACCAAAATTACGGCACGGCCAGCGCCCCCGCGCAGGGCGAAGGCTTGGTAATCGACATCGGCGGCACAGTATTTGTGCTGGCGGTTGACTCCATCAAAGACCGCCCAAAGCTCGCCAACTGGGATGTGGCGCTGTGGCACAAAGAAGGCCACAGCGTGCATTTAAAAGCGGGCAAAGTGGTGGACGTGAACTGCACCACATTTAATCTTAAGGCCAAAACGGTGAATGTTGACGCGCCCACCATCAACACCACAGGCCGCATTGTGGCGGTGGGGGATGTGAGCGGCGCTGGCGTGTCATTGGGTGGCCACACCCACCAAGAAAACGACGTGCGCGGCCAAAGTGGCACTGCCAAGGGTTAAATCAAGCGCAGCAACCCAAGCGGCTCAACAACTCAACAGCAAAAATCAAAATAGCCCTGCAATACTGCGGGGCTATTTGTTTGCGCGTCCTCATTACAATGCACCCATGATAGACATTGCCACTGCCACACCGCTGTTAAACCCCGCAGCCCCGCATCAAATTGGGCGCGTGCCGTTTGATTGGTGTTTGATTGACACCAACCAAACCGCCGACCAAGTTTGGCACGACGCGAGCAATTTGTGCGCAGGCATTGCCCAGCACAGCGACCCGCTCAAGCAATACGAGCTGGTCATGGAGTCGAGCATGCACACGGCGGTGATTTTGAGTCTGTTCACCGACGCCCGCGCGGGCAGCAGCGACGTGTTGCCGCTCAACCAAACCCAGCGCCGTGGCTGGGTGGGCGAATCGTTTGTGCCACGCGCAGGGTTTAGACCTGTGAGCGATTTTGGCTCGCGGCTGTGGGTGATTTATATCTCAAAGGCCGATGACGACGCGCTGGAATATGCCCGCTTTGCCGCGTATGAAAGCCTTGCGTGGCTGATTGACGAGCGCGTGGTTGAGTCTATTGAGGTGACAGCAACATGGCGCGGCGCGTCACAAACCACGCTGGGGCTGCAAGTGCAGATGTTTAAAGGCAACACAAACCAACCGATTTACAACGCGCTGTGGGGTACAACCTTACAACGCACACCGAGCCTACCATGAGCCAATTAAACCCCAATATCCCCATTCCGTCGATTCAAGATTTGGCCGACAACCACGCCCGCACCCTGCAGCAAGCATTGGCAGAAGCGGCGTTGGCCAGCGGCGCGATTGGTGTCAATCAAGCGAGCGATATGGTGCTAAGCCGTTCCAATGTCAATGTGCAATCGGTGGTCACCGCCATGGGCGTGCATGGTTTGTACCGCTGGCTGCGCGATTATATTGCGCGTCAAGCCGTGCCAATTTGGGCGCGCGGCACGTTTTTAGACGGCTGGTTAGAAACCTACGGCTTGCAGCGCAAGACCGCCGTGGCCGCCAGCGGCACGGTCACAGGCACGGGGGCGGCGGGTGTGCTGCTTAGCGCGGACAGCCTGCTGCAAACCAGCGCAGGCGTGGTGTACCGTGTCACCCTTGACGCAATTGTAGACGCAGCGGGGCAAATCAGTGTACCAGTCGTGGCACTCAACTCAGGCACGGCGGGCAATGTTGGCGCACAAACCGAACTCACCTTAATCGCCACCGTGGCCGATTTAAGCAGCATATTTACCGCCAGCGGCGTGGGTATCAACGGCGGCTCAGAGACAGAGACCGGCCCGCAAGCGGTGTATCGACTGGTGCAGCGCCTGTCCAACGAGCCGATGGGTGGCGCGCCGAGCGACTATGAGCGCTGGGCGTTAAGCGTGGCGGGCATTACGCGGGCTTGGGGCGTGCGCAACCCTTCTGGCGGTACATCTGCAGGCGTGATGATTATGGCCGACGGCAATCCAGACGGTTTGCCCAGCGAGGCACAAATTCAAGCAGTCTATGACTACATTCGCGACCCAAAGCGCGGGCCGCCAGACGAGCTATTTGTATTTGCGCCCAAACTCAAACCCATCAAACTCGTTATTGACCTCACGCCCGACGGCGCGGGTATTCGTGACGCGGTGATGCTTGAGCTCAAAGACTTGTTTTTTAGAGAAGCCCAGCCCAATGTCAGCCTGCCGCACACACACCTATCAGAAGCGGTCAGTATTGCGACAGGCGAGTACACGCACCGCTTTGTATCGCCTCAGCTGGCGCTGGGCGATTATTTTATTGCGGGGGAGTACGAGCTGCTCACGCTGGGCGAGGTGACTTTTGTATGACACGCCTGCACAAGCCCAACCACACCAAGCGTTACCGCCAGTCGCTCACCCGCCTCATGCCCAGCGGCCACGCGTGGCCAAAGCGCAAAGGCACGGTGCAAGGCGCGTGGCTGGACACCTTGGCCAGCGACTTCAACACATTTGAAAACGATACATACCGCGCGATTGAACAATGGTGGCCGCACCAAACCTGCACCCGCGTGGAAGAGTGGGCAAAAGCGACGGGCTTGCCCGACAAATGCTTTCCAAACGCAGATGAAATCATGCTGCGCACGCAAATGCTCGGGCGACTGCGCGGTGTGAGCAATTTGCCCTACCCAGACTCAAGCCCCGCCGCGCCCGACTACATCAAAGCCCTGTGCTTTGCTATGGGTTACAACGTCGAGGTTTGGTACAACACGCCTTTTCGCGTAGGGCGCAACCGAGTGGGACAACGCTTGGGCGCGCTTGACGGCATGCTCAATGTGCAAGTGATTCGCGTATGTGAGCCATTTCGTGTGGGCGAACATCGCGTGGGCAGGCGATTGGTTGAATGCACGCAAGACTCGCAAGACTTAATTTGTTACCTCAAACGCATCGTGCCAGCACGATACGACATCAGAACCATTTTTTAAGGAGTTGATATGGATTACACCAAAAGCCTAGACGCAGAGCTGCACGCACCTACTGGCAATGCCTACCATGAGGACACCAAAGCCCTGCCCACGGTCTGGTCAGATAAAGATGCAAACAGCATCATTTGGTCACTCATGGAGGTGGTCAAAGCAGGCGGCGGCAAGCCAATGCAGTTTGATAAGGACGTGCCAGCGAGTTATCAGCAGTTATTGAAATCGCTCAATGGTTTGTCCCGCGCCATCGTCACTGGCAGCAGCGACCCCGTTGCGCCGCCGGCTTTGGGTGCAGGGGACAAATTCGAGAATGAAACAACCGGTGAGATTTGGCAATACTTCGATGGAATAGGTTGGGCCACGATTGCGCGCCAACAGGGTGCAAAAATCAGCGGGGATGCCAGTTTGACGAAGTTCGGGGCTGGCAGTGCATGGGTGTCCCCCGTGGCGCTAAAAAGCTTTGTTGTGCCGCGCGACGGTGATGTGTCGATTCAAGCAGACGTTTCTTTTATCAATGCCTCAAATTTAACTTTTTGCTACAGCTCAATTTACAAAAATTTAGCTCAAATTGAGGGAAACCAAACCCAATACCCTGTGCCGTGCGTGACGCCTTATCAGTCTGCAACATTGACCGCCAGCCGCGTTAAGGTATTCAAAGGGGATGTAATAACGGTCGGTTTTGCAGTCGGAATGTCATGCAATTGCCAATACGCGTTTAACGTTCAATACATCAATTAAATAAAGGCCAATATGAAAAAATTTATCAATGTAGACGGCGCGGTTCATGAAGTGCTTGTGGACGAGGCCATATTAGAAGCGATTGCGCAGTTGCCCCTCGATCGCCGCCCCGTGTTTTTAGCTGAGACAAGCAAGGAAGTGGTGGCTTATTTGTCGGCACAAGCCGAGCTTAAGCCGCCCGTACCCACCGTTGTCAATATGTGCCAAGCCCGCCTTGCCCTGCTTGAGTTTGACTTTTTGGACGACGTGAATGCGGCGATGCAAACCGATGCACTCCCACGCACGGCCAAGATTTATTGGGAATTTAGCCAGCTGGTGCGCCGCGAGGATGAAACGGTTCAGTTGATGCAGCAGTTGTTGGATTTAAGCGATGCGCAGCTGGATGACTTGTTTATTTTAGCCGCATCTAAATAACGGCCACGACAGATTTTTAACCACAAAAACAGGAGGATTTATGCTTAAAAAACCCACCGATAACGCAGCAAGTCCAACGATTTTCAACGTCAAGCGCGGCGATACGTTCGCAAAGACGCTTGAGATTGATTTGTTTGCGCACGGCTTGACCACGCTGGCTGGGTGTACCGCACGCAGTCATATTCGAGACGGCGACGCGCTGATTGGTACGTTTGACGTGCTGATTGTTGGCGATGCGTTGTTGACCATCAGCGCCAGCGCGGCTACAACTCAAGGCTGGGCGGTCAAAGACGGTTATGAGTACGACATTGAAGTGACCCGCGCCGACGGGCTGGTAAAAACCGTTGAGCAATCAATTATTAACGTGAAAAAGGATATTACTCATGACTAATCAAGTCTTAACTTACCCCATTTTAAAAGCAGCACCAACGGGCGTTGGCCAATCTGTGTATGAGCAATGGCTCACGCTTGATGGCAATGCGGGCAAAACGTTTGAGCAGATGATCGATGAAATTAGCGGTGCAGATGGCATCAATGGTGCTGACGGCGCGGCTGGTAAAGACGGCGCAGATGGCATTAATGGCGTTGACGGTGCGGCTGGTAAAGACGGTGCAGACGGCATCAATGGTGTTGACGGTGCCGCTGGTAAAGACGGCGCAGACGGCATCAATGGCGTTGACGGCGCGGCTGGTAAAGACGGTGCAGATGGC